ATTAGCACAGGTTATTACAGACACTAAGTAAAGTTTTCCACAGGGTATTGTGGAAAACTGTGTAACATTGGGTTGGTTATTAGCACCCCTATGTGTTATTGTGAATTTGACAGTTGTTGTTTGATTGTTGTATTTTTGTGGGGGTTGTGATGCCCTGATGCGAAAATGCCTAACTACCCTAACCTACAGAGGTGACAAAGAGAGAGGTCAATATATTATATCAAAAAAAATTTCTGAGGTATACAAAAAATTTTCTGAGGTATTTTTCATGTCCCCATTACTTTTTCCCTTTAAGATTCTGAGGTTCTTGGTGTTTGTGCTTGTGGGTGCTTTGGTATTCTCTATTGTCTCCCCAGATGAGATGAGTGAAAACCCCCCACAGAGTGTGGAGCAGTTGTATTGACACTCTCTAAATATGGGAGTATAATAGAAAGTGAAATGGAGTTATTAATTAATGGCTAAAGGATTTACTGTAAAGGCATCTAAACCAAAAAGCAAAAAGAAGGATGTACCTGAGTGGGACTATGAGGATATTAAGGCAAGATGGAGAGGAAAGAAGATAGTCTTCTGTTTACCTGGTAGGGGTGTCTCCTATGTCTATCTGAAGAACTTTGTACAACTCTGCTTTGACATGGTGCAGAATCAGATGAGCATACAGATATCTCAAGACTACTCATCATGTGTCAACTTTGCAAGATGCAAGTGTTTAGGTGCAAATGTACTCAGAGGTCCTGAGCAACTTCCATGGGATGGGAAACTAGAATATGACTACCAGTTATGGATTGACTCTGATATTGTCTTTAGTACTGAGAAGTTCTGGCAATTGCTTGACATGGCTCTCCCTGCAGAAGCAGTGACCACAGAACCTATCCATGAAGAGATTAAGGATGAGAAGGGAGAAGTAATACTAGGAGATGATGGAAAGCCTAAGACTAAACTTACAGGACTTAAGCAGATTGTAGATACTGAGAAGGAGCGACCTATCAGTGCTGGTTGGTATGCTACTGAAGATGGTAGAACTACCTCTGTTGCACACTGGTTGGAAGAGGATGACTTCAGAAGCAATGGTGGGGTTATGAACCATGAAATGGTTGAAGGTATCTCCAAGAGAAAGAAACCCTTTACAGTAGACTACACAGGTTTTGGATGGGTGCTTATCAAGAAGGGTGTCTTTGAGCATAAGGACATGACATACCCATGGTTTGCACCAAAGATGCAGACATTTGAATCTGGAGCAGTGCAAGACATGTGTGGGGAAGATGTAAGTTTCTGCTTAGATGCCATGGATGCTGGATTTGAGATCTGGTGTGACCCAAGGATCAGAGTAGGGCATGAGAAGACTAGGGTGATCTAATGATTATTTCCTTCTTTTCAATTCTACTGATACTCTTCATAGTGTTAGTAATAGTCACTTATTATAATCCACACAGATGAACAAAATAGAAACAAAACCTAAGAAATCTAGACAGGGTAGAGGTAAGCACTCTAAGTTTGCTGCTACTTCTAGGAACAGAGCAAAGAAAAGATACAAAGGACAGGGGAAATGATCAAGGTAGACATGTCTGAGCAGTTCAGAAGAACTAAATCTCTGGTGACTCAGATTAAAAGGAAAATAGAAAAATCCGCGAAAAACCTCGTTTCTCTATAATATGATATCCATGATAATATGGGCATATTTGATTGTTCTGATAATATGCCTGATAATCATAGCAATGAGAGATAAAATTAAGTAAATAGTAATGTATTAAGAAGGGGGAAAAATGAAAAGCATAGAAGACCACATCCAAAAGGATAAGGAAATCATTGCAGACCCTAAGGTGTCTGAACCAATGAAAAGACACACATTAGAGGAACTGCATGATTTAGAGGTCTATGTTGACCACCATCATGCTGAAATCAAAGCAGGTGATCACCATGATCCTAATGTCTTAGAAGTATTCTGTGACCTACATCCAGATGAACCAGAATGTTTAGTATACGATGACTGAATTTTTAAGAGAAATAACCAATGATAAGTTGGTTCCAAAGGTGAAAACTGAGTCTAAGCACAATGACTTATTTGAGTCTGAAGAGACTGAAGAAGATGAAATTTATGCTGATAAAGCATAATACAAATTTACTGTAATAAATAAACCTAGATTATAGTAAATGCGTGCCAGTACAAAGACTTAGTAAGGGATTTTTAGACTTAAGTGCTAGTTTTCAAACTAACCCACTTAGTAATGATCTCATATCGCTAAAGAATGAATCTGCAATAGCACGTTCAGTTCGCAATCTAGTATTAACTATTCAAGGAGAGAGACCCTTTCAACCAGTTCTTGGTACAGGGGTCTCTCGTCTTTTGTTTGAAAATATGGATAAGTTAACTGCTTCTGCCATTCGTTCTGAAGTGAGAACCACTATTGAAAACTATGAGCCTAGAGTAGAGATTAATGAAATATTAGTTGAACCTGATTTTGAAGGCAATGCCATGAATGTGACTCTACAATACTTTATTATTGGTATAGATGCACCAGAACAAGAACTCACCTTTGCTTTAGAACCCACAAGATAAATGCCTTTAGTTAATTTTAGCAACGTAGACTTTGATGAGATCAAAGAGTCCATTAAGGACTACTTAAGAGCTAACTCCAATTTCACTGACTATGACTTTGAAGGATCTAACCTATCTGCGATAGTAGACACCCTAGCATATAATACATACATCTCCTCATATAATGCTAATATGATAACCAATGAGGTTTTCATTGATAGTGCCACTCTAAGAGAGAATGTGGTATCTTTAGCACGCAACATTGGATATGTGCCTAGATCAAGAAAGGCAGCAGTAGCAGACATATCTTTTAGTGTAGATGCATCTAATACAACAGCAGTCACATTAACACTTAAGGCAGGTGTTGTTTTGACTACAGCAGACCAATTTGGTGGCAATAGTTATACTTTTACCATACCTGAGGATATAACTGTACCTGTAACATCAACTGGTGTAGCATTTTTTACAAATATTAAGGTTTATGAGGGAACTTTTATAAATCAGACCTTCACAGCAAGTTCCAGAAACCCAAATCAGAGATATATTCTTCCAAATGCAGGAATTGATGCAGATTTAATCAGAGTTATAGTAAAAGATAATGAATCTTCCACTGTAAAAGACAAATATTCAAGATTTTCTAGTCTTTTTGGTGTAGATGCATCCACAATGTTGTTCTTTTTACAAGAAATAGAGAATGAAAGGTATGAAATCATGTTTGGGGATGGTGTTTTTGGTAAAAAAATAGAGGAACCCAACTTTGTAGAGGTAAGTTACATAGTTTCTAATGGTTCAGAGGCAAATGGACTTAGCAATTTCAGTTATTCAGGTAGATTAGTAGGTAATGATGGTCAATCTGTGACTAGTGGTGTGTCATTAGTGTTCACAAACAGTCCATCTTCAGGTGGAAGTGCTATAGAAAGTATAGAATCTATCAAAAAGTATGCACCACAGATCTATGCATCACAAAATAGAGCAGTTACAGCAGCAGACTTTGAAGCTTTAGTACCTAGAATCTATGCAGAGGCAGAATCTGTGTCTGCTTATGGTGGTGAAGAGTTGGTTCCACCTGCTTATGGTAAGGTTTTTATCAGTGTTAAACCATATAATGGTGTATTTTTGTCTAGAACAGTCAAAGAAAACATTAATAGGGAATTACGTAAGTATTCTTGTGCTGGAATTATCACAGAAATCCTAGATTTAAAGTATTTGTATGTAGAAACTGAGTCAACTGTATATTATGATACAAGTAGAGCAGCATCTTCTGCTGGTATAAAGAATGTAGTGTTAGATAATCTTGTAAAATACTCTGATTCTTCTCAATTAAATAAATTTGGTGCTAGATTTAAGTATAGTAAGTACTTAGGAGTGGTTGATAACAGTGAAAGTGCTATTACATCCAACATAACAACTGTGTTTATGAGAAGGGATATGGAACCTAGCTTAAATACTTTTGGTGAATATGAAATTTGTTATGGAAATCAGTTTCATATAAAGAATACTAATGGTTATAACATCAAATCATCAGGTTTCTTTGTAAGTGGTATCAGTGATTGTGTATATCTTGGAGATCTTCCCAATTCAGATATGAAAACAGGCACAGTTTTCTTGTTTAAATTAGCTTCTCCTACTCAACCTGTAGTGGTAAAAAGAGGGATTGGTATAATTGACTACATACATGGAGAGATAAAGTTAAATCCCATCAATATTATTTCCACAAAACTGACTAGAGGAGTGCCTGGTGCAGAAGTTCCTCTAATTCAGATCTCAGCATGTCCTTTTTCTAATGATGTTATTGGTTTACAGGATCTTTATTTGCAGCTAGATACTAGTAACAGCATTGTAACCATGATTCCTGATGAAATTTCCTCTGGAACTAATACTTCAGGATCAAGTTATAAGGTAACTTCTAGTTATTCTAATGGATCACTTGTGAGAGGCACACCAGCCATTGCAGGAACCTCAGAAGGAACTTTAAATATATCATCAACTAGCACTACATCTAGTGTTAATACTACAGTAGGAAGCAGTGGTAACACTACTACATCTGTTCCAACAGTAACAACACCTAGTGCACCAGCAACACCAAGCACTCCTAGTGGAGGTGGTGGTGGATATGGATCTGGATACTAAAACTAAGTCACAGTAATGACAATAGAAACTAAGATTAAATTCCAAGATATAGTTGAGAATCAAGTACCACGTTTTGTGCGAGATGATTTTCCACTTTTACCTGATTTCTTAAAATCTTACTATGTCTCACAAGAAATTCCTGGTGGAACTTATGATTTAATACAGAATCTTGACAGATATGTAAAAGTAGATGAGTTATATGGACTAAAAACTGATGCAATTTTAAGTGAAGACCTTTCACAAACAGCAAGTACTATCAAAACACAAGCTGCAGGTAATTTTACAGTAGGTTTTCCTGATAGAAATGGTTTACTTAAGATAGATGATGAAATTATATTCTATGAGACTAAGACAGATAGCAATTTTGAGGGGTGTACAAGGGGTTTCAGTGGCATTACAAGTCACATTGGATCAAATACACCAGACAAGCTAGTATTTTCCTCCTCAGTAGGTGCAGCACACACTGATGGTGCTGTAATAGAAAACTTAAATATACTATTTTTACAGGAATTCTTTAAAAAAGTTAAAACTCAGTTTGCACCAGGTTTTACAGATAGACCTTTTGCACCAGATGTTGATCAAAGAAACTTTATTTTCAACAATGAGAGTTTCTATAGTGCCAAAGGTACTGATAATGCTTTTGAAATATTGTTCAAAGCACTCTATGCTGCTGATGTAGAGGTAGTTCATCCAGACAAATATCTATTTCGTCCATCAAATGCTGACTACAAGATCACCAAGGACTTCATTGTTGAGACAATTAGTGGTGATCCTCAACAATTAACCAACCTTACACTTAATCAAAACTCAACAGGAGCAAGAGGTACTATAACAAATGTAGTTCCTATACTATATGATAAAGGTCAATACTATCAAGTAAGCATTGATTCTGGTTTCTCAAGAGATATTAGTGTAAAAGGAACTATTTTTAATGAATTTAAGGTAAATCCAAAGACTAAAATTATAAATCCAATCAGTATTGGTGGAACAATCCTTGATGTAGACTCAACTTTAGACTTTCCAGAGACAGGAAAGTTAATTATTAAAGATGCTGATGATAATCCAGTGTCTTTAGCATATACTGGTAAGTCTATAAATCAATTTTACAACATTACAGGCATCAATAACACCTTTAAGGTTGCTACTGATGTAAGATTTGATGATTTCTCCTTTGCTTTTGTTGGAATTAACACTGATGATCAGATAAAGGTCAGAATG